CCATTCTCGTAAAAATTCATAGGATAAAATCCACTTGTACTTCCAGTATCTTCTTGAGCAGATGTATTTGCATATAAAGAACTGTTTCTTGGATTTGTTAAGTTTCTTTTATTATCTAACATTACCCAAACCCCTGTAGCGTCAGTTCTCTTTACCATTACAAAAGCAGGCTCAAATCCTGTCACAACTGTATTACCACTTGCTCCTGTACCAACATACGAACCAAAAGATGAAAAGCCTTCTACTTCTGCGAAACAGTAGGCTATCACATTACCCTGTAATACAGTTTCATCGTTCCCTGGTGTAAATGTAGAGGCGTTAAAATTAATAGGATAAAATATTTTATCTGAATAATCCCCTGCGGTTGCATCAAACCTTAGATAATTTATATATCCACTTGTTGTTCCTGTTCCTTTATGATATATATACCAATTAGCAACACTATCTAAATCTTTAAGTATAACAACAGATGGTGGTTCAGTAAGTCCGTGTCCAACTGTTTGTCCACTTGTAAGTGACCCTGTAAACTTAACAATACTAAACCCTGCTTCTGTATTAGCAGATACTTGACTTGTTATTGTACCGTCTGTGTTTTCTACTGCTGCACCTCCTGCTTTAAAGTTCCAAGCAACGTAGTCTTCTCCTAAAGCGTTTGTTCTTATATGATTATTTTGTACAATAAACCCATTATCATTTATAGCAGAAACGTGATTTGTTGTTGTAGAATTTTCTTCTAAAGTTAAATCAGAACTTAAAAATTTATACGTTCCTCCTGTACCTATGCCTCTTACTGAATCAATTAAGTAATGATTTCCACTTGAATTATCTCTATTTTTTATCCAAACAAAATCAGGTTGGAAATTAACGCCTGTAACCGTTTTAGGCGAAGTGCTTCCTGTATAGGTAACAGTATTAAAATGCTCACTTGGTACAATAGTAGGTGTACAATATTCTTCTGTGTATAACGCTTCTATTTCGTAAGGTCTTAATGCTCTGCTGAATATTCTTACTTGGTCTAATTGAATACCCAACGGGTCAAAATCTGAACGTAGATTTTCCCCAAAAGTTAATGGTGTAGTATGATTAAATGTAGATAATACTGAATCAAAATCCATTATTAAAGCACCATCCATATATATTTTACAATTACTATCGTTAGTAAATGATAAAACAAAGTGATGCCAAGCATTATCTTCTGTAAAAGGTACGGAATGAATAAGATAATTTGCTCCTCCTCCATACCTATCAATAAATTCAATATTATTTAATCTAACACCTGTGAACGCAATACCATTATCTCCACTTGAATTAGTATCTCCAAAAACATAATATCCACTTGCTGTTTGTTTTTGCCACAAAGAAATAGTGTAAGAACCTGATAAACTATATCCTGTATTAAAATTTCCGTTAGAAGCAAAAGAAGCGGCTTGACCAAATACTCCATCTACATAGGAAATCCCTCTTACATCAATAGCATCATAGTTCCCACTAACATCAGTAGCATCGCCATTTAATTGATATAAAGCAACACCACCACCATCTGGAAATGGATTGTATGAATCTACTGTATTAGTGCAACCACCCGCTTCAGGTGTTTTATTTAATATTGTTTCTCTACCGAACATATTACTTTGTTATTGATTATTACTCTGCTGATTCTTGGTCTTCTAAAATTGGTTGCGGATAGTAATCAAATGTATATCTCATCACTTCTTCTACCGTTTCCAAAACATCAACTTCCGCCTCAAAAGTATCTGATTTTGTGATTATATCAAGTCTTTCAGTATCTATATCTAAAGGAATGTTTACACTTCTTTCAGCAAGCCTTGTAACGTACCAATCTGTTTTAGATAAGTGTTTACCCGCTTCTTGTTTAATCCTTGCTATAATAGCCGCTTTTAACTCTGCAATATCGTGGTTAGGTTTTGTTTCAATAACATTTCCATCTTCATCTAATATATCGTGTGTACCTTCTAAGTCAATCTTTACTATCTTGTAAGTAAATACTTTTTTCTTTTTATCAAAGAATATAGCAGAAAGCCTTTCGCTAATTTTATCGTATTGTGGTGTTACAACATCGTAAAAGCCAAACTCTCTTGGGTCTGCTACCTTTCTAAAGTTTAGGTGTAAGTTTACTCCATCGTCCCAAGTAGAAGGTAATCTTCTATATGTTTTGATATTTCCGTTTGAATCTAATCTTGCTTTCATATTTCTTTATTTACGATAATTGACTAATTGAATATAGGTACACAGAGCCTGTATAAGCTATTTGAATAACATTTGTAGTCCCTGCAACCCAAGCACCACTTAAAATAGAGCCTGCAGGTAGTGTAGGTGCATCTCCTGCCATATAACACAGTTTAACATCTCCTGTTACTGCATTTGAAAAGGTAAGAGTAGTCGCACCTGATATTGTTTTAGTAAACACCTGACCAAGAGAAAAATCTAAATTATCTTGCCCACTACTTAATGCAATGTTTGTTTTGTATTGTACTCCTATTCTGTCTGAATCAATAGTATCATTTGCAATAGTCAATGCGGTTGCTCCTGTTACATCCCCTGTGTGGGTTGCATTAGGTTCAGAGTTGGTTACTGTTACTGCTCCTGTTGTTTGGTCTACTGAAATACCTGTTCCTGCGTTTACCGAGTTTACATCTCCTGTATCATCTGAATACAGTTCTGTAAAGTTGTCGTTAATCCATCCAAAGGCTGTTCTTAATGGAGTACCTGTTCCATCGTTTGCAACGCTTCCTATGTCAATTGTTTTTTTTGCCATTTTATTTTTTTGTTAAAGTTGTGTTCTATCTGCGGTTAATGTAGTTGAATCTCCTGTGAATAATGTACTATCTGCTGAAACTCTAAATGTTACCCAACAAGTTGGAGATGCTATGTCATTTATTGCGTTAGTACTCCAAAATGTATCAGCTCCAAAAGAGCCATCTTGCTCCATTTCACAATATACGCTTCCCCAATTTATTGTGTTTGCCATTCTTTTGCTTTTCTAGATATTTCTTTAGTTTAGTTAAGTTCTTGTCTTTAGGTTTGTATCTTGCTTTCATATCTATAGTACCCAACCTTGAAAGGTCGCATCGTGGTCAGGGTGTATATCATCATTTATGTTAGACGTATATTCAGGATAGCTAGACTGGTTAAAAGACATATAGTCAATAAACCTTCTAGTGTAGTATTCAGCAATATCTCTCTCCTTAGCTACTAAGTAATCTACCTCATCTTTAGATACTACCTCAGAGTTCTCGCTTGTGTGCTTATATATTCCTCCATTCTTAATAGAGTAAGCAGCAAACGGCAAATAGTCCACCATAGCAAAGTGAATAAGCATAGGCTGAACGTAACTGTTTACTAAGTCTAGATAGTCTCCTGATAGCGTTCCTGCAACTATATCTGCAGATATTTTATTATAGAGCTTAGAACCTAGATAGTTCTTAACGTGTATCTCTTGAGCTATTTTTATAAATTGAATGAACTTGTCAGTATCTACATTACCATCTAGGATGCTATTGCGTACTAAGTCTGTTCTTGTTATGAATAGTGCTATTGCCATTTATCTTTTATTTATTTACAAAACCATTTTTAGGCATATCAGTAGGTCTAGTTGCTACCTTCTTGTCATTGGTCTCAGGTTTAAACCCATCTTTTCTTGCTTGGTTTACGCTAATCTCAGCATTAGGGTTAGTAGCATCAGGATTTACACCCTTAGCCATATAAGTCTTTCTCATCCAAAAATGATGACAAGAACCTCCGCCCTTATAAAGCCAAATATCATAAGTAGCAGCACCTCCTAGTCCCCATCCTGCATTAACTGCTTTTTGGGACATCTGTTCAATATCCTCTTTACGGTATATTTTCTTAGCAGATACCATTTTTCTACAGAAATCCCTAGATACATTCTCTCCATTCTTTTTAGTAGTCTGTAATGGTGCGTATTGGTATCTTACTTTGAATCTTAGATTCTCTACCTCGCCATCTTGCTCACTCTTAGCGTTAGGTCTAGCAGAACCAGTAGAAGCTAATCCAATCATCTTGTCAAGACTTTCCTCTGTATCATAGTCTACAGGTCTCTCATCTACAAGCTCCCACTCATCTAAATTCTCATCCTCTCCAAAATCTACCATAAAGTCTGCAAAATCATCACTAACTTTTTGGCTTGACATCTTAACTCCTGTTTCTTCTTCTCTAGTTTCCTTATCTACTACATTATCTAAGTCTGTAAACTCTAGTGGTTGTAAGGTCTTAAAGTATAGATTTAAGGAGATATTATTGTAACCTAGTACTTGGTCAAAGGCATCTATTAAAAGTGTCTGAAATGGTCTTATAACGGTGTTATCCATTAATGTAGAAGCAGTCTCTATCTCATCTGCGTTGTTTCCTAATCCTGATGAGTCTTTAATACCCAAAAGCATAGGACTTACAACCCTATGAGATACCATTATTTTCTTAGAACTCTCATCAGATAAAAATTGGTATTGTTGGTGTGCATCTGATAATTGTACTGGCTCAATACTAGCAGCAGTCTCAGCATTGTCATTAAAAGAAAGTATAAACTTCCCTGAGTTGCTAGAACCTGCAAATTTTTGGTGTATTTTATTCTCTATTAACTGTCTCTCCTCCTCATTAGGTACTCCATTGTTGAAGTTAATAAGCATAGAAGGTGCTAGACCATTCATAATATTGTTTAGATGGTAGTTAGATATTTCTTCTTCTAACTCAGCATACTGTAAACCTCCTTGATAGTCTACTGGAGAGTAGTAATAGAATCCTGCTCTGTAAGGCTTTACAAATAATATCTCAATAGCTTCTTTAGAATAACCAAATGCAGGTATTCTCTGAGGCTCATCAGATGGCTTTATTTTAGTCCAATCCTTAAAGTAGTAGTAAGCCTCTATATCTCCATCCTCATTGCACTTCTCAGCTCTAAGAGTCTCTACAGGCATATGCTCTACTTGTACAATCTTAGACCTATCCTTAGAATAGATTACTTGCATAGCACAACTTCCCATTAGTTTAAGGTCATATACTAGCTTTCTAGTACAGTCCTTATTAAACAAGGTTTTCATTTGTGCATATTGGTCAGGCTTTCTATTAGAATCTGTAGCATCTAGTCCCTTACCATAAATCATCTCTGAGATACCATTGATAATAGCATTATTGGTAGGAGAACCGTTATATCTGTCTATAAGAAACTGATAGTAGTTATTGTCAGCACCGTAAGCTACCCAGTCCTTACCTCTTACCTCAGATACTTTAGGGGAAGTGTAAGTGCTTAGATTAACTATGCTTACCTCTTGCTTTTTATGTACGTTATTATGTACATTTTTATTTATAGCCTTAACTATATTGTTTGCTCTTTTTGTCATAGTATAATGTAATCATTATCAAAGCTATCCTCAGAAATGTAAACATCTTTGTTTACTGAATAGTAGTCATTTGTATCTTGGTCAATGTCTTGGTCTGTACAGAATATCTTGTCTTTGTATATTACGTTACCTGAAACCAAGACTTTCATATCATAAAACCTACCTTCTGTTAAAGAAAAAGAATGAGTAAGGCTCATATACTCTCCTGACTTACCCAAATCTACCACCTCACTAGTCTCTGTGTTGGTGCTATCATCTCTTAGTATCAGAGTACCACTAAGTGCATATTCTCTAGGAATAAACAAGATAGTTTGGTCATCCGTACTTGTAGTTAAGTGTTTCATATATATATAACGTATTATTTATTGCTTTTTGTATTAGATAACAAAAAAAACCCCACCATAAGGCAGGGTCTTAAATATTGTAACTAGATTTTAGTTACGCAGTTGGGTCAATAGGTGTGTAAGTTGCCTCAGCAGGAGCAGCAGCACAAAAGAATGGTGGTGCAGTTTCCTGAGCAGTAAGCGTTAATGTGAATCCTGATAGGTCTCCCATAGCAGCACCAGTAGCAATAGAGCCACCAGTTACCTCAGCTCCGTGTTCTTTACCTACTAAGAAAAAGTTACCATTGTAGTCCTCAATAACTACCTGAGGTCTCCCTGCAGCTAATAATTTGATTTCTTCTTGTGTTGCTTTGTCTAAGAAAGTAAAAGTAGCACTAAGAGTAGACTCATAGAAAGTAGTACCATTTTCTCTAGATGAGTTAATAGCAGTCTCTAAACTAGAGTTCCCTTTGATTTCATATTGGTAAAACTCCTCTGAACCTGAGAATGTAATCTCTCCTGCAGATGGAGCAAGGGCAGCTACTGCACTATCGTAATTAGAGAAGTAGATGTTTTTAAGTCCACCTACCGCACTCTTACAAGGCAATACTCTACCGTTTGTAATTGAACAAGCCATATGTTTTAAGTTTTTTTAGATTAATTAAAAAAGGGCAGGCAGGCTTCTATGGCTTACCTACCCCTTCTATTTATTTAGTTATTTGATTATGCAGGAGTATAAAGAACAATATCAGAACCGATACCGTACTCAACACCTGAAGTAAATCTCATAATTACTCTTACATTTTGAGAACCATCTAAGTCTCCCATATCTAATACTTTTACTTCGTTGTGGTCAGATAATAAACCAGTACCAAAGAATAAGTTAGATTTCTCAGCAGCTACCATAAAGTTATCAGCTAATCCGTTTGCAACAAAGATTTTTACACCATCAAAAGATAATGCTCCGTTGTTCCACCATTGAGTTCCCTCAGCGTTTACACCGTTAGCTCCTAATCCTGCAGCAGCAAATCCACCTAATGCTCTTACATAGGCTCTAGCTACGTTTTGAGATACATATAAGTATAAGTCTTCTTTTCCGTATAATGCAGAAGGGATAGCATCTACTGCTTTACCCATCTCTGTGATTACGTTAGCAGCAGTAATTGCAGTACCAACTACATCTAGTACAGAAGCATCAGCAGTCATTTTAGTTACTAATCCGTCAAACTCTCCTGCGTTACCAGTAACACCTTTCCAGATAGTGTTTTCAGTTTTTTCAGCAACTAATCCTGCAACGTGAGCTACTAAGAAGTCAGCAAAAGATGGAGGTAAGTTGTCATATACAGACATTCCCATTTCAGCAGCTTCCCAGTCAGAACGGAAGTCTTTTTTACACAATTCAAGGTTCACTTGGAACTCCTCAGGTTGTAAGATTCTCTCAGTTAAAGTAACTGTAGCAGTATCAGTAAAGTCACAAGATGCGTCTTTGATTACGTTTGAATCAGTAGCAACTTTTTTGATTACTTCTTTATACTTTACGTTTGGTTTGATTGTGATACCACCATTGTTTAAGGTAGCACCTGATAATAACGCAGCAGCAATATATTCATTTGCAAACGAGCCTGCGAAAGTTGTAGTAATGTCGGTTGTTGTAGCCATTTTTATTTAGTTTATTTTATTTTTGTATGTTAGCAATTCTTGCAAATACTCTGTCTTGGATAGACTGTGGTCTGTTATGACCGAATGTTACTTTCTTAGTTTGAACATTCCCCTCAGGATTGTGCTTTAATGGAGCAGCAGCAGGTGTAGAAGATAATTCTTCTTTTACTTGAGCTTCTACGGCAGCCATATCCTCTTTATCCTTAATCATAGCTTTGATTTCTTCAATCATAGATTTAACCTCAGCTAGTTCTTCTTTAGTAGCGTAAGCCATCTCCTCTTTGTCAGATTCCTCAGCAGCTTCTACTTCTTCTTCCACTACTTCTTCTTCTGATGTAGCTTCTTTAATCTCTTTGATGATACCTTCTGCTTCCACAACTAGAATCATTCCATCCTCTAAAGCATACTCTCCAACTGGTAAGGCAATCTTGTCCTCCTCAGTTACGATAAATACCTCAGCCTCAGGAGCGAAATCCTCTGCTTCAATGATAGTACCATTCTCTAGGGTCATTTGAGCTAACTTTGTTTCCTCAGTAGATTGCTCTACTTGAATCTCCTCAGATAATTCAATCCCTAGAACGCTTTTAATTTCTTTTAGCATCTCTAATGGGTTTTTCATATTTATATAACGATTATTAATATTAATTTTGCATTTTAAGATAGCTTTTTAGCTTCTTGGATAGCTTCTGCAGATAATTTACCTAATTCTTTCTGAGTGTCTTTATAAGCATCCCATTGCATCATAGCATATTTTACATCAGCATTTTTAGTCATATCTACTCCTAATTCTTTACCTTGTCTGATTACATCATTAATCATAATCATAAGATTATTAGGTGCTGCTACTGTTTCAAAATCTTTAGCAAATTGATTAAGTTCTTTAGCTATTTGAGCTTTTTGCTTAATAATACTATTGTATTTAGCTTTAGCTTTATCAAATATAAATACTTTGTCAAAAGCCTTAGCAGCTTTGTTTACCTGAGCAATAGTAGCTAACTCTACCTTTTCAGAGGATAATTCTTGCTTGCTTTCAGCTTGTTTAGTATAAAGTTTAGCAAGTCTTTGATTAACATTTTTTTGTGTGTTCATTTTTATTTATTTATTTAAGATTTACGATATATGTTTCCTATTCCTTGTGCCCATAAAGAACCATCACAACACTTCCTAGAGTAGGTGTTCTCATCTTTACATAGGCATCCTCTAGAACTTCCCTTTGGACTTGTATAGCTTGGTGTTTTATCTTTAAGCATAGCTTTGTGTTTTTTGTATAAAGTATATTATGTCCCATATCTTAGCAGTACCGCCTGTTGATGTCACATCTATTAAAGAACCATTATCTACAAAGTTTTGGTCTGCATAGTATTGGAATACTTGGTGGAACTCGTGTTCTACATTATTACCTTTAGGGAACGCTATATCTACTCCTACTCTCTCATAAGGTGTACCGTTATCTGCATCTAACTGTAATCTAAGATACGTTTGATTAGCATTTGCACTAGAACACTTAAAAGCAATAGTCAATATGTAAACATCATTTAAGTTATCAGCTAAGACTCTTTTGGTTGTGCCATTGTAGTAATCAATACCTGAATAACTTCTGTAAGTATTTGCTGCATTATTAGGTAAATTGATTTTAACACCATCTGCTAGACTTAATTTACTTAGAGATGTATATTGGTCATCATCATATCTAACCCATCCTAATCCACTTCCTACTCCTGATTGTGGATATAGTTTAACCCACTCTCCATTATAGACAGTCCATACTCCTGACTCTGTAGTAACAAATGCTCCCTCCTCAATGTTATACTGATTCCTGATTGCATCGCTATCTACATCTACTTGTACTTTGTATGAAGTGTTTCTAACCATTAAATATGTCTTTTAGCTTTTCTATGATTTGATTAGCCTCTTGCTCCTCCTTAGACATACCTACAGAATCCTGTGGTCTTTCCATCTTATCAGCAAAATATCCTTCTATAGAGAAACCTTTTACCTTGCCAGTCTTTACATAGTTTTCCCAAACATCATCATTGTTCACTTTTACTGCACCCATCCAAGTACCTATAGGTAAATCCATACCATACTTTCTAGACTTGTCGTGTACCTCATCCTCTATAATCCAAGATTCTACTAGAGACAATCCTTTTAACTCGTATTGATGCTCCATAGTAGAGTTGTTCTGATTGCCTGCCATTAAGTACTTCTGAGAGGCTTTTAAGACAGTATCTTTAGAAAAGTATATATAGTACTCATCCTCTCCATTGCGTCTGTATATAGGCTTGTTAGGGATTAATAAAGCACCCATTAAGATACGCTTCTCTTTATTTACCTCAGCAAGTTTAATCTCCTCAGCTTTTAAAGCAACAAAATCCTCCTCTATTGCAGGACTCTCTACTACTGAGATAGCTTCAATTCCTGCTAACTCTTGTTCCTCATCTAAAATAAGTTCTACTATTTTCATATTTATATAACGTATGTTAGTTTGTATTTTGTATTTTATATTGAAGCACTTGATACAATATTTCTCTCTAGGCTCTGAGCAGTTGTTACATCGCTTGCTACTACATAGGCTTTCATAGGCTCATTAGTCTTACCTGCTATAGTTTCTGCTAACTGATTAGTACCTGATGCTCCTACTACATTAAAGCTAGGTGCTTGTGGTGTAGGAACTGATACGCTTGCTCCGCCTCTTGACCCCTTTGCAAAACTTGGTGCTTTAGGTTCAGGTGTTGCCGTTATAGATTTAACGTTTGCTATACCTCCTGCTATAACCGCTGCAGCAGATATAAAGTTAAATGGTGGTGGTGCTGAGGCTAATGCTAAGTTAGCTCCTGCATAGGTGTCTCTAATAGCTTGTACTAATGCAATACCCTTACCAAACTTACTATTTTCTCCTACTATACTAGCTAAGTTTCCTAGAGCATCTGTTACTAAGTCTTGTTTAGCTTGATTAAGCTCTGTGTCTATCTTAACTTGGTCTTGTGCGTTTTGTTGTTGGAAAGCTAATAACTCATTGTTAGCATCTACAAATGCCTGAGTACCTGCTTTGTATTGGTTACGCTTGTTAGTTAGTCTTTCTTCTTCAATTATAGCCTCTTGCTCTGCAGCATTTTTTAAGGCTTCTAATCTTAGATACTCTCCTTGTATTTGTTCAGCTAAGAATTGTTGTTCAGATATTGCTCTCTCAGCACTAGCATCTGCTTGTGATTGATTAAGTTCTAAAGCCTCTCTATTTAAAGCATTAGCATTAGATTGTTGCTCTGACTGGAATCCTGTTATTTGAGCCTCAATAGCTTTCTTTTCATTAAGTGCTTCTTGTAAGGCTGCTTGATTTTCAATGCTATTGTTTTTCTGTGCATCTAGTCTTGCCAACTTAACCGCTATATCAGCGTTCTCTAGCATTTTTACTCTTTGCTCCTCTAATACACTTGCTAGTTTGTTATTTGCTTCTATCCTTTCTGCAATGGTCAAAGTCTCATTATCTCTAATCTGCCTAAGCTGCTCTGCTTGTCTGTCGTAATCCTCTATCAATCCTTGATTGGCTATCCTAGCTAATTCTGCATCCTTTCTTAGTTGCACAATAACCTTAGAATTTTCTAATGCTGCAGTAATACTTACTTTACTAAGATTCTCTACTGCTATAGTTCCAATATTAACTAACTCTCCTGCGGCTTCTACTACATTTTCATATATAGCCTTACCTGATTCAATAACACCGTCTACAACACCATATAAATCATTTTTAGTTAATATGATGTCTGCTCGTAATTGCTTAATCTTATCTTGGTCTTTACCGCCAAAAAATGAATCCTCCCAAGCTAGTTGTGCTTGTTGTAATCCTAACTTAATACCATAAAAAGCTAACTTTAAAGGAGTAAAAGCTATATTTAAAAGATTCACTACTACTTTCCCTAATGCATCAAAATTCTCACTAGACTTAGACACGGCATTATATGTATCTATTAAAGCACTTGATACTTGGTTTAATATCTGAGACAAGAACTCAAAACCCACTGCCATAGCATCTGCTACAGGTTGATTAGTTTTTAAAACCTCAAAGAACGCATCTGCTGCTTTCATTATAAGACCAAAGCCTGCAGCTTTCAATGCAAGTCCTAATCCTTTAATTCCTTTGCCAATGGTTTTTACTGCTTTAAAAGTACCCTTACTTTGTTTTTCTATACTCTTTAAGCCGTCATTGGTTTCCTCAGATGTAGTAGTAACCTCTTTATTTAGTGA